CTCAAAATCGTCTGCAAGCTGTGGGATTTAGCGATGCATACTTGGAAATGCCTAAAGATACGTCTTTAGGACTTCCACTTATGACACGCAATCGAGCAAGCGCTTCATTGTATTTAGACCGTGCTAAGCACATTTCTAGTATCGATGAAATATATCCAGCAGTACTCGGATGGCGTGGACAGGCGAACGGTACTAGCATTCCCAAACAGAGGGTGGTCTGGATGTTTGATCATGCCGAGACTATCCTGGGTGCAACTATATTGTATCCATTGTTGAATGATTTGCGAGTCCGGTCGGGGTTTTCTGCTTGGAGTACACCTGATGATGTGGATAAAGCGATCTCTCGCATTCTAGATCATTGTGGTGGAAGGAATATATATTCTTTCGATTACTCAAGTTTTGATACCAGTCCTTCAGGTGAGTTGATTCACATGATATTTAATATAGTTAAAGATTGGTTCATACCTGAGTTAGAGCCACGGATTGATATCTTAGAGAATGTGATCCGCTCCATTCCTATAGTTGTCCCATATCAAGTAATGCGTGGTCGTGATGGAGGCATTCCCAGTGGAAGTGTACTAACTAATCTCATTGATACACTAATTAACCTATGGGTTGGTGCTTACATTGCCTACCGTTTAGGAATCACTATTGATGACTTTGAAGTCTTGGGTGATGACTCAGTCTTTTTATTTAGTGATAATCCTGACAGTAGTGATCTAAGTGATTGTGCGAGTGAGATTGGATTTACAATGAGCAGTGAAAAGCAGTTCATCTCACAAGATTCCGTCCACTACTTACAGCGTTTACATTTAAGTGAGTATTCTGTTGATGGGGTACATAAGGGCATTCGTTCCCCGTATCGAGCATTAACAGGACTGACTGGAATGGAGCGCTGGAAGGAGGATTGGAGTAAAGACTTATTTTCTGCTCGTGCTATCACGCAGGTAGAGAACTGTAAGAATGATCCTAGACATCCACGGTTATGTAGATTCTTATTAAATGGAGATAAATTGCTGCGTTCTGGAAAGGACCCAGTCCGAATTTTCCAGGATGCGGGAGGAGCAGCAAGGATTCGGGCTGCTCTGGATAAGGCCTCGTTTCCATTTAACGTAGCTGATCCTGAG